TCCAATATACTATCTTGAAGATCCTTTACCTTGTTGAGATCATCATCAAGTTCTGCTAACTGATCGTATATTTTATTCATTTAATTAAAATATTATTTTTTTCGAAAAATGTCAATAAAAAAATCAGCCTGAGATCGGATTTGAACCGATGACCGACGGGTTTATTTTGTATCTGTTTATTCTACCCTTTCCTCTGTTTTTTGATTTAAATGTTGGTAATATTGAATCACAATTATTGCAAATTATTCTAAAATTTGAGATTTCGTTATTTTTAGAATCACCATCAATATGATCAGAAACTAAAGGTATTTTTACATCTTGCCATTCCGATAAATCACATATCATACATTTATGTCCGTATTTATAAATTAAATATTTTTTAATTTTTTTTCTTATATTACATTCTCCATATTTCATATATTCACCGGAATCAATTTGATGAATAATTCTATCTATTGTTTCATTTTCAAATTTTTTACCTTTGTTCCATACAACCCGTCCTTTTTTAGAACCAGCTTTTGGGGATCGATTCCATTTAATCGGATTTGGATTTTTCTTACAACATTTCATGTGAGCGAGTAAAGATCCTTTATTTAAAATTAAAAGATCACAATAAACACAATTATTACCATCAAATTTTTCATATTGTTTACCACAACTTTTACCATTAACGTGTCTGCGAAAAGATGATAATGCAATTTTTAATCCACATTTTGGACACTCTTTTTTATTCCTTTTAATAATCATAAAAATATTTATCAACACGATAATACATTGCAATAAACCACTGATCTACTCTACATTGAAATGGAGCCAACGGTGGGACTCAAACCCACAAAGGATATTATTCCATACCCGATTACAAATCGGGGCCGTTATCAATTCCGGTCACATTGGCATTAAAATGGTGGGCAGTGCAGGACTCGAACCTGCGAAGCCCGAAGGCAGGGGATTTACAGTCCCCGGTAATTGCCGCTATACGAACTACCCATTTATTGTTGTATAATAATTTACAACAATATTTAAAAAAATCAAACGTATTCTTTCAAATATTTAGCAATTTCTGATTTTATACCACGCTCAACATCATCTGAAATATCTTGTACATCTCCTTCGGTGGATGATTTTATCAATTCGTTTGTAGTATCTTCTATTACGTCTCGTATTTGATTTAAAATAACACTTACCTTAGATCGTATTAAAGATTGAAAATCAGTTGGAGTAACTTGTGGTTCTGTATTTGAAGGTGAAAAATTTTCATCTTCTTTTAGTATTTTGAAATACGCCTCTTCTAATAAAATATTGTCTAGTGTTCTCATGTTTTAATATTTATCTTATACTTACTATAAAATTGAAAATGGCGGATAGAGTAGGATTCGAACCCACGGAACCTTTCGGTTCTCCTGATTTCAAGTCAGGTGCAATAGACCAACTCTGCCATCTATCCGTATATGGAGGAAGCTGTGGGATTCGAACCCACGGAACCTATTAAAGTTCGGCGGTTTAGTAAACCGCTCTCGTAAACCACTTGAGTAAGCTTCCTAATCTCGCTATTGGCATCTCCAAGGGGATTTGAACCCCTACTATGCCCGTGAAAGGGGCAGGTGCTAACCATTACACTATGAAGACATATGTTTATAATAATTATTTTCTATAAAAAGTCAATAAATTATTATATTTTTTTTGTCTATGATCTCAATATTAGAACAATTAGAAACTCTAACTTTACATATATCATCAAGTTCCTCAATTATATAAACAACTTGTCCATACAATAAAACAGAATGTGATTTTGTCTTTATAATTCCTTGTCGATATGCTTGAGTTTTTTTCACAAATATAATTACACAAACAATGTTAGAATACTATTGATTAACATTTTTATTTCTTTCTAAATATATAAGTCTATCGTTTATAGTATCTACTTGTTTTTGAAAATTACTTAATATTTGATTATATGCTTTTAATTGTTCTGTATATGCTACTTGCTGATTTATTATTGTTTCTAGTTTTGTTTGTGTAATTTCAAATCTAGACTTTGAAAATTCATCTTGTTGTTTATCAGATAAAAGTTGTTTTTCGGCATAAACAACAAATTTATCCGTTTTTAAATAATTTGTTGATAACCACATAGTATAATATCCTACTGATAAAAATACCATAAGAGTTAAAAGTGGTTTAAATATTATATTAATAAAAGGACCGTGATTCGATTCAAATATTCCTATTTTATTTAAAAAAGTATTAGATGTTTTTGTAGATTCTTTTGTAGACATTGTAGTATATACAATACTTATCAATAAAAATACCTACTTCGTATCTTTGTTTCTTAGTGTTTTAGCAAGTTCCTTTATAGCATCTTCTAATGACACTGTTGATACGTTATTTAATTTAATCGTTTCTTTATATGGATCTATTTTTTCAAATGTATTAAACATTTTTCTTTCTAGATCTAAAATAGTAGGATCCTTTTCTATAGTAGGAAGCATAAATCCACTAGAATTTACAGATCCTTTAACATTATTTGAATATATATCAGAAAGGTTCATACACAGCTTTCAACTAACTTAGCTTCTGCCTCTCTTCTTTCAAGTAAACCGTCTAAATTTTTTCCAATCCAAATTCGTTTCATATTACGAAATTCTTTTGCTATTTTTTTATAATCTTTTTTTGGAATTAGATTTTTTATATTAACCATTTCTTTTCTAGAATCTCCTTTAAGACTAGTTCCACGATTAAATACTAAAGAAATAATTGCTCCATAAGCATCTGGATGTAAGTCTGATAAACCAGGAAATGTTTTTTCTGCAAGTTTTGTAAATTTTGGCCAAGTAAGTTTTTGAAAAATATCTAGAGCTTTATCCCAGTCAACAATAATTCCTGCTGATCTAAGTGTCTTGGTATATTCCTTTCCTCTCTCTCCCGATTTTCCAGAAGCTTTTTTAATTTTATCTAGTTGTTCTTTTGAAAGAAAGGAAAATATTTTAACAAGTTCTGTTTCAGAATAATATGCACAATCTACTCCAATGGCAATCGTTGGTCCAGAAGCACCTCCAGGCCAAGTGAATTTAGAAAGATATTTTTCATAATATGATTTACCACCTCCAACTTCGTAGTTAAGCAATAAATCTAGAGTTTTATTAGAGGGTTTAGATGAGTTCATAATCGTCTTCCTTAGCATTTGTATGTATAACAGTTATATTTTCTGTTTTCTCTGTATGTGTTGTTCCTTCCAAAGAAGCACTCGAATGACTACCATATTTTAAATCTACGACTGCTTGTGCTCCTACATATGAAGCAATGATAATAGACAAAATTTCAATTGTTTTAGAAAACATTGTAACAAATCCGCTAATAAATTCAGGACTAGCGGGTATTAAAAATATCATACCAACACTAGCAAAATAAAAAAAAGCAAGAATAATTACAGACGTTAACACAATATAGAATTTTTTAGACTCCATGTGGTTGGTTGACCGCAATCGTTTTTGTTTTTCTGGTGAAGTATTTGGAGGAACCTTATTACTACTCAAGTAAGAAACTCCCGTCATTATTGCATTTTTTATAAACGGAATCATAAAATAGTTTTAATTATAATCCCCACAACAACTCCAAACGTAAAAATAATTTTAAGTGCATGATTCCATATTAACTCTTTTATTTTTTCTTCTATATTATTCATAATATTCCTTTAATTCTCAAATATGTTGCTCCTCCGATTGCAGAAATCAAAAATACTATAATAATGTTTCTTTGCAGTATTGCTAAATCCTTTTCAACAAGTTTTTTCTGCATAATATTTAAATCGTTAATCATTTTGTCTCTATTTTCTAATTGACGAATTAATTCATTATCGACTGTTTGTTTGGCTTCTGCTAATCCTTCGTTATCTCGTTGAATTTGAGCAAACGTTTCTTTATCTTTCAAAAGACGTTGATATTCTTCGGTGCTTACTACAACAACGGTATCTGCTCTATACTTTTCTGGAATTATGACCATTCTTTGTTTGTTAATTGGAATGGGTTCTCTGTTGCTACTAGATGCAATTGTTTCAATATGTTGCTGAATGCTTTTTTGGTAAATAGATTCTATTTTAATTCTGTTTTTTGGAGGTCTAACTAGTCTTGTTGTTTCAGTAACGTACTTGTCAGCCAAATCAATTCTAGCAGCTTCCATTGAATCTTTGGAAGCATATACTACTTTTGATAATGCTTCTGATTGTTTTTCTGTATATACAGTACAAGAATTTAAAGACAATAAAATAAATAAAAATAAAAATAGAGTTTTCATATTATATATTTATCCTTTGTTAAATAACTAATTACATTTAATATAATTATTAAGAACAAGCTGGCCCAGGATCGGGTGCTTTAGTTGTTCCTACTGCAACTTTCCCTATTGATTTTATGCTTGATCCATCTGAAGCTATATATGTTGTCCATGTTGCATAAAAAGGATATGGTATATTTGATCCTGTCCCGATACCTAGTAGTGGATTATCTGGATGCCCATTACCATACCACATTGCCAACAATTCCCATCTATTAAGAGTATCGTTGTATATACACTTTTCACCGCCTATTTCCGTATAATAAGCCAATCTTCCGTTTACCGTTACTTCTCCAAGAAAGTCTGGATGATTTGATCTTAGAACCCTCTCTGAGTTACCACCGACCCCGTTACCACCTAAACACCAACCATTCATTCTAATCCATGCATCATCGTTAGGCAGACTCGGTAACGGATCAACAAATACATATTCGGCTATTTTTGGGATTATAACATCACCACCATCACCGCCGATTGCATTCGATATTTCTTCCTCTCGCATTCTTCTATATTGAAGAATTTTTTGTTCTTCTAAAATTCTATTCGAATAACTTTTATCGTAAGGTTTAATATAATTAGAATTGCTTTTAATTGAGCTTTCATCCCTTTTTAATTGATTTATATAATTGTTCACAGAACTATACTTACAAGTTTTAGTAAAAAATAAACCCCCTTGGGTTGGTAGCCCAAAGGGGTTTGGTTCGACTCCGCAAACGAAAATGGTGGAGGTGAGGGGATTCGAACCCCTGTTTCTATAATATCCACTAAAAGATACTACATGCTTTAATGAATTTTACATTTGTTGACTACAGGCTGTATTGGCTCATTAACCCTTTTCTTTTTAAGTCTGCCTGTATGTGTGAAAGGTCACATACTACCTCTGTATTATTTTTTCTATGATCTCTAACAGTTCATCAAAACCTCTGCGTTTCAAAATGCTTTTAGAGGATCTAGCATTAGGCTCTTAGGCTGCGAGTGCGTAGTCTTCAACGCCAGCGAGAAACTCGTCAGCATTGTTGAAGATGTATTCAGCTTCAGCTAAAAGATCAGAAGTGTTATCCTCTGCATTTAGTTTTTTTAATAGATGTTTAAAGAGGCCAACTATTATCCTCTACATGCACTCTTAGTTTTCAACTATAAATCGAAAACCAGTACACCCCCATAAATTTCAAAGATCTATATTATAAAGTTTCCTCTAACAACAATTCTGTTGTTTTTTCAGTTGAAGATTCTTCTTCTACTTTAGGATCTTCAATAAGTTCTGCTCCAATTTTTTTAGAAATCTTTATAAGAGTATTGTCTATACTTGTTAGTAGTTTTAATTCGTTATCATTCATATTTTATATACTTACGCAAATAATGTCTTATTTAAAGAACAAACAGTTGCTTTATCGCCATGAACAACAACTTGTTCGATACCAATATTATCATTTGTATAATTAACTATAGCAAATCCGTTTTGCCAATTCGCGTTTTTAACATAATCAACATCAAATCTACATGCACATGCATTTTCATAATTTACAAATGTTTGTTCTAAACGATTTCCAATTCCAGGAAATCTCTGTGATGAACACCCAAAACGATGTGTATGATTTGTTAGTGTAGATGCTAAAATCTTTTCAAATTCTCCTCTAGCAGACATACCACCATGTTTTCTAACTACAGTTCCATGTTGAACAATAAGATTAGTAGGAAGGATAACGTTTTCTACCAATTTGATTCTACACCAATCATCTTGAGGAAAGAAAATATTTTCATAACTCAATGCTTTTTGAACTTGTGGTAAAGAAGCAAGCGTTCCTATTCCACTGCTGATATATCTCCAATAACGTCCTTCTTGACTATTTCCCGAATGATTAGCATTTGTTTCTAGGATTTCACAATCCCAATCAACGGTAATGTCGTGTAAAATTTTTAAAAACTTGTGATATCTTTCTTGTTCATCTTGCAGTGTTTGACTATGCCTAGAATCCTTTGGATACTTGCTAATAGCAAACATATCAAGAGTATCTCCATTGAGAATTACCTTTTCGGGTTTAAGTTCAGATACTACTTGATAAAAAATATCAATAGTTTGTTGGTGCTCCATTCCGAAATGTAGATCACCAATAACTACTGCAATTTCATTTGCCTTTTGCTTAACTTTACTTCTAGTGGGAGCAGCATATTTAATTGGTTTGATGTTTTCAATGAATCTTAAAATCTCATCATCTTTGTTTGAATTTCCACAAAATCCTTTTATTGAATTAACATCAAATAAATCATTTTCATCCGAAACAATAGTTTCTTCCATGATTATTTTTTTCATACTTCCACCAATCCAGTGAAACAAAGTAGATCGAGGAACATTCAAAATCTTAGAAATTTCTGTATTTGTTTTTCCTTTATTTCTTAAAGAAATAGCAGAGTCTATTAGCTGTTGTTTTGCTTGTTCAATTGGTGTTGTCATAAATTGATGTTTGGCGATATTACTCCAAACATATTCATATGTCAACACATAATTTTAAAAAAAACTCTTAACGAATCTTTTTGCTCTTCTATTTAGAATTTTTAAACGAATTAAAAATTTAAAAAAAGAAGACTTTTCTTTTTTTAAAAGATTTTCGTCGTAAGCATCGACTTCGTATTCTTCAAAAAAATCTCTATAATTTCTATTATTATTATTAACATAATTTCTAATAGTAGTTTTGTATCGCATATTATAGATGAAGAATCACAATCTATAATTAGCATTTACCGCTTGTTTTTTAAAGACTTTTTTTTTAAAAAAGTTTAAAATATTTTCTTTTTTTTCAAAAACGGTAACTTCTTTATTAGAAACGATATTATTATACGCAAGTACCAAAGATATAGCCAATGGATCAAAGACTAAAACTATTATAATAGTAAACCACTTCACAATGGTTGATATGTCTTTATTAAAGAGAATAGACACGAATTTTAAAGTACCTATGTCAGTAGATTTTGTTTCCTCAACCTTTAAAGACAATAATTCTGTTTGCAAAGATGATATATTATTAGTTTTTTCGTCTATTTTTTCTTGGAGTTCTTTAACTTCTATATTTGTTTTTTCTATTGCTGCGTATGCTTGTTCTCTTGGTGCTTTGTAATTACCAGAGTCTAGAACTCTTTTTTCTTGTTGTTCTCTTGCTTTATTTAGAACTTCTATTCTTTTATTTAAATTTGATATATCATCGGATAGTGTTTGTTTTGTAGAATCAAGTGCTGCTTTTTTTGTATCTACGATTTCTACTTTAACATGACTTTGTTGATATGCAGATGTTAAAAATCCAAATATACCTAAAGAAGTAATTCCCATTAGTGTAATAACGGCCAATATCAAATATGTTTTTAATAAAAATGCTGTTTTATCCCAATACCTATGAAGGTAACTAGCAGCTATCAATTTACCAAATTCTAAACCACTAGTCATTATACACACAGAAATAAATTGACCAGCATAAAGAGTAGCAAGTCCTTGTACAGAAAAAAATGCAGCACAACTTGCTACTATCAAAGCAGCAAAACCAACAATTAAAGCAAACATAAATTATGCAAAAAAGTTAATACTACATCCATTATAGTTATTGACTTGTGAAACTGCAAGATTCACTGAAACAATGTGATTTCCTGTAGAAGATTTTCCAATTGGAATCGAACAACTTAATCCACTAGTTAATGTCAAATCAACGTTTACATCAGAATTAGCTGAATTGTGTATTAAAATTTGTTTAGGAGTAAATGAGGGATTTCCTGTTGTTTTTGTTTCACATAATGTATAAGAATATGGAACATTCACAATTGGATTAGTCACATAAACCTTCAAAGCACTTAATGAAGGATATATGTCAGCAAAATTGCCATTTCGATCTCCTATTGTTACGTCATCTTGAGTAGATTCTAAATCTTGTGTTATTACTCTCAATGCACCAGAACCAATTCCAACATTAACAACGTCGGCATTTAATCCTGTAGTATGATCTGCTATATGAACATTTCCAATAGAAAGATTTGATGCGGATAAGCTGATATTAATATCACTTAAATTGGTTATATACGATGCTTGAGAAAATATTTCTCTTCCTGCATTATTTTCCACTTTTAACCAAGAATTATTATATCCTACATTACAATTTGTAGGAGAAGTTGAAACAATATTATTGAAGGTGTAGTTACTCATATACTAAAATATATAAGTACTTACCAAAACTATTACTCTTTAATAGCAATTATTAATTCTTTATACGATTCAAACTTTTCTACTAATTCAGGATGTTCCCAACCAAAAAACCAAAAAGCACCTTTTCTGTACTGAGCAATTTCAACATGTGAATTACCAACTTCATCTTTATCTTTGCTTGTAACCAAGTATAAAAATTCTTCTTTTAAAGTATTATCTTCCATATCACAGTTATTTATTACAAGATTATATTAATTCAATGTTTGTTTATATTTTTATATTTTATAAACAAACTATCTGCTATATAAAACAAAAAGGCATATGTAAATATGCCTAATATACTACCTAATATTAACAATGCTAATATAAACCAAAAGCATTCTGTTTTTCCAGTAATATTATATAAGAAAACACTAGAACTAAAAAACATAATAAAAACAGCAAAAATATATTTTATCTGAAGTATCATGGCATCGGTATTTATATTTACACTCAACTTAGTGTTTTTTATAATATAAAAATAATAATAGGTGTAAATATAAAGCAAAAGAACATGGGAATCGAAAAATTAAATCCTCTTTTATGGGACATTAAAAATAGATTATATCAACCAATACAAAAAAAGTTGCTTTTAATTGCCAACGATTTTTTGAGTGGAATAGAACTTCCCATAGATATTAAGAATATATACCTAACCGGATCTATATGTTCTTATAACTGGACTTCTGATAGTGATTTAGACCTTCATATAATTGCACTTCCTTCGCAAAAATTATGTGGAGATAAAACTATTCAAGATTACTTTGACACAAAATCTAAAGTATATAACAAAGAACATGAAATATACATAAAGGGATATAGAGTAGAAGTAAACATTAAATACAAAGAAGAATTATTAAAAGGAAAAGCCATATTTGATCTACAAAAAGACGAATGGGTTTCTAAACCAGTACATTCTGACATAACTCTAAATGATGAAGAAGTTATAGAAAAAACTAAAAAACTTCAAAGAATAATAGACAATGCCATAGAAAACAATGCTTCTATGGAGTATTTAAAAAAAATAAGAGATGAGATAAAGAATTTAAGAAAAACCGGACTTGAATCTAATGGAGAATTTTCTATTGGAAACTTAACATTTAAAAGACTCAGACACACTGGATATATTAAAAAACTTTACGATTACAAAGCAAAGATAAGAGATGCTAAACTTTCACTAGAATCATTTTCTTCTTTTATTTATAATAAAAAAACTACTCGATAGTAGCAGAAAATACCAATAAAAGTTTTCCAAAATCTTCTGGAAATTCAAAGTCTTCTAGAAAAAACTGTTCTAATATGTCACTCTCTGACTGTTCTTTATATATTTTTTTAACATATTCTAAAAGCTCTCCTTTTTTTGGTTTTCTATCAAAAGTGTCGATGAATTTTTCAACAAGCACATCACGTACTTCATCAACAGTTTGTATTAGTTCTCTAATCGTCATGTTTATAATTTACCTAAGTAGTTTACATTTTTGAATAAAAATATATATTTTAAATAAATATTGTGTAAATATATAAAACAATATGAGAAATAAAGATACTATTCTGTTAGAAAATGCATATATGACAATACATGAAACATATAGAGAAATAATGCCAAGATTTTCTAAAATTCCTTCTGTAGAAAAATCTACAAATAACCCATCATACAAAGAAGATGTTACAGAAAGAAACGCAAAATCAGCATTAAAAATAAATAAAAATATAGAAGAATTGGAAAAAGATCCTAATAATATTGCAGCTGCTATAGATACGTTAAATATCATAAACAATTTCGATAAAGAAAGAGAACACTTTTGGGTAAAAGGTGAAGAGTCAACATACGAAGATGTATTAAGACTTCTTTTAAAATTAACAACAACTTCGGATAATGATCCTGCTCTTATAATTAAAAATGACGATCCAAACTCTGCTGATGGACTTAAAATAGATGATTATCTAAAAGAATGGGATCCAAAATTAAGACGAAAAGTTGCAATACCAGGAAGATCTGCTGCTCATTATTTTTTATTTAGAGAGTTGATTGATGCTTTACCAGACATGGACGCAGTAACAAGAAGTCGCAGAGAAGAGGGAAAGGACGGAGTTAAAAGACATGATATTTTCTATTGGGCGAAACGACATGACGTTTATTCAACAGAAGATGGTGCTCATATAGGATATTTCAATCCAGGTAGTGGTTTTTATCCAAATGAAACAGGAGAAGAAAGAGGAATTCCTAGTATGAAAGCAAGACCGTGGAATGCATATGTAAAAGCGAATAAAGCAAAATTAGGAACACCCATTTTAATACCATTAAGAAATAATATTTATGTTTCAAAGGACGGAACTGTTGATGAAATGTTTTTTGAAAAAAATAGCAGAACTCCTCGTTATGTCGAAATAGATAACTCACAAGCTTCTGAAGGATCCTCCAAAAAAATATATAAAGGACAAACACATTATGCTCCCGCACCAAACCCGTTTGATAAATATAGACCAGAGCAGATTCGTGGTTCAACATTAAAAGAAATTGAGTTAGCAGTTGACAGTAAGAATGCGGAAAAAGAATTTAGAAAACGTTGGCCACAAGACCAATATCCGCAGTTATACAAAGGTGGAAACACCCCTGGTCTTATAATAGGAAAAGATCCAACAGAAATTTAAAATTATGAATAACACAGACAGATTAAAATTACAAGATACATATCTAAAAGTCCTTTTAAAAGAAGAAGATGATATGAGCAGTTTTGAAAACGAAACAGAAGAAGATCTTTCTTCTGATACAAGTTCTTCAGAATCAGAAGAAAAAGAAAGCGAATCTACTGAATCCGAAGATTCTAGCGAAGAAGGAGAAACTGAAATGTCTGCGGAATCCATGAGAAAAAATAAAGATGTTTTAAATTTAGAAGAAGCATATAATATAATAGAAGAAAACAGATTAAAAGCTATGGCACTTGCTGCTTCATTAGGAATGGGTGGACTAGGAGATATAAAGGCAGAACCCAATCAATCTATTTCGGATTTAGCAAATAAAGCAGTACCGAGTCAATCTATTTCGGATTTAGCAAATAAAGCAGTACCAAAAGAAGAGCTTACACCATATGTAAGAGCAATGAGAGCATATGAAGAAGCTATCAAATCTAAAAAACCAGCAAGTGAAGAAATACTCAAAGACATAGCTGGTGATAAAGAATATGCTAAGAGATATGCTCATTACCTTGTAGTATATGGTCAGCAAATTCCTCCAATAATAAAAAACGCTTTAGGAGATTATTATAAAGATCTAAAAGCTGGTTTAGAGGGAATCAAAAACTAAAAATGTCTTTCAAGTCTTTTTTTTCTATATCAGAGTCTTTTGATTATACACCAGAAGATATTAAAAAATCTGAAAAAAATAAAGGACATGAAAAGGACGTCGAATATGAATTTCATATAGATGGATATGAATATTCGGTTTTAATTACTATTGATAATGCTACAAAAATAGCATCTTTTATATTTGCAATAATAGGAGATGAGTTTGAAAATCCTTTGTCTATTGTAGGAGTTGGATCATCTCATAAGGTTTTTGGTGCTGTTGCGAATATGTTTAAAAGATTTACTGAAGAATATAGAGGAGAATATAAACATATAAAATTCTCTGCTGCTAAAAAAGATATTAGTAGAGTTAGATTGTATGATAGATTCATGAAGAATTCTTTTGTTTCTGATAATTTTGATGTTGACATAGATGACAGGGATATGATAAAGTTTTATTTATTAACACCAAAATCAAATGATGACACTAAAAATTTACAAGAACCAAGGACTATGGATGTTCGATGATGCCTCAAAATTTATCGAAAAAGAACCCTTTGTGGGTGGTTTTAGTGAATTGATTGATTTTATTCTAAAAGAAAAGGGTGTTTGGGCAGGAAGTCATAGAGGTATCGACATCGAGTTCTCTTTAGAAAAAGAAGCACAGGATATGGTAGAAATTACCAAAGTTGAAGACATGGATAACGACTGGGCCTTATATGAATATAAAAAAATGCAAGGAACTCTCTGTCCAGTAACGCTTCAGTATCTAGGGAAACATCCCGAATCCTTTTTTATTAGACCTATGAAAAAACCTTTTAAGTTTGAATTTGAATTGGTTTCTTAGGATTTCTTTTTCTTAGGAACACAGTTGGGAACCATTTTCTTTCCCTTCTTTTTCATTCCTACTTGTTTGTAATTTTTCCAACAAGCTTCGATAAAAAGAGTTTCTAATTTTTTTATTTTATACGGCATATCAATCAATCAAACCATTTGGTTTCTTTATTTTTATAATAATCTCTCCATAGGCTTCCAACATTCCCATATAGTGTTGAAAATCCCTTTGAGACATTTCTTTCCAATTCTTTAACTTATCAAAAACTTTATCAGCTTTTGAAGTAATCTTTTCGATACTATCGTAATTATTTGAACAGTATTCATATGGTTTTTCTTTTGCCTTGAAATGGACGTAAGTTAGCAATGCAGGTCCGCCCTTTTCTTGTGCTTGGTGTTGAATCTTTTTTGCACCAGCAGAACGCTTATCAATAAACTCGTCAATACACAAAGATTCTTTCTCTTCCGAAAGAGTTGTATATTCTTTGAAATTCATAATAATTATGGAGTATTTTGTTGAAATTCCATAACACCACCTTTATACGCAACTCCAGATATGTTTTCTGGATCAAGTATAAATCTTCTGAATCTAGATAATTTAGTTTTTAATTTATATTGTAATTGTTCGGCACTGCTAAATGATTTTGGTTTGGAAGCGGGTACTACCTCATCAACTTTTCCTGCGGCAGAACGAACAAAATTTCCTTCAAAATCTCTTACGGCTTTTCCTTCATCATCTTTCTCTATATCATTTTGACAATATGCATAGATGTAAAGACGATATACACCAGGTTCTTTAGCAGTGTCTTGAATAGATATACCATGACCTATATTTATTTTTCTATCAACTGGTGCTTTTCTATTAGAAGGAGGAGGATTTAAAATCTTTTCTCCAACTTCAATATCAGGATTTTGTGGATCTGATTCCTTCAACATATCTACATATTTTTTTATAGCATCATGACTTTCACGCTTTGCGGTTCCGTAGTCAACTCCAAGATCAACATAATACTTTCCTTCTCTTCCACTTATTTTTGATCTATAATAAAAACTTGCTTTACGAGCACCTTGTGAAAGGTAATCTAAAAGTTGATTTGCTATGTCTTGTGAATGTTGTGGTAGATTGCTAAGTGCTTGTTGTTGGGCAGAATTCAAAGAATTTTCATTATATACTGATATATATAAACTCTCTAGTAGTATCTGATCGTTGTCTCTCATATAAAAACTATTTACCTTTTTAGTTGACATTTTTATGAAAATTCAATAAAACATAACAAATGAATATCTTTATTCTATCTACAGATCCAATCGAAGCGGCACAACAATATTGTGATAAACATATAGTGAAAATGGTTGTTGAATTATATCAACAAATGGGAAGTGCTGTTTTAAGACATGGTGCAACACCAGAAGACATGCCTTTAACTGCAAAAGGAACTCCATTAAAGGGTGGTCATAAAAATCATCCTTGTACAAGATGGGTAGGGGACACCAAAAAAAATTATGAATGGGCGGCACATCATGCACTAGAACTATGTAATGAATATACCCATAGATATAAGAAAATCCATAGTTGCCAAAAGGGAATTGAAAGTCTGTGTAAAATGATTGATCTTATTCCCGATGGAGAACAAACACCATTTGCCCAAGCCATGCCAGAAGAATATAAAAACATCGATCCAGTAAAGGCATATAGAACATATTACCTCAAAGATAAAAAAGAATTTGCAAAGTGGGAAAAGAATGGTAATGTCCCAAATTGGTGGAATATTTAAAATATGAAAACACTACGAGTAGGAACAACATTTAGCGGAATTGGTTCTCCAGAGCAAGCACTCAAAAATATTAATATACCACATGTTGTAAAATGGGCATGTGATATTGATAAGTTTGCAAAGGAAACATATATGAAAAATCATACTTGTGAAGTATGGTATGATGATATTACTAAAATAGATATAAATAAATTAGAACCTGTTGATTTATATGTATTTGGATTTCCTTGTCAAGATGTCAGTTCTATTGGAAATCAAGATCTTTCTAAGGGTAGAAGTATATTAGTAAACTATTCTCTAGATATTATCGATAAACTATTACCCGATTATATCATGTTTGAAAATGTTAAAGGACTACTACATAACAAGTTTAGTGCTTTTTATTCTCAAATAAAAGAAAGAATAGAAAAAAATTATAATTTTCATTCCTATATACTAAACTCAAAAAACTTCGGAGTTGCACACAATAGGGAACGTATTTTTGGAATAGGAATTAGAAAAGATCTTAATAAGAATCCAAACAATTTTTGTTTTATAGAAAAACAATCACACTTCAAAGACATTCTAGAACAATCTCCAGATAGCAAATACTTTGTATCAGAACAAATCGCAGAAGATATGGTAAATGTTTGTCATAGAGAACAAGAAAATTTTAAAATAGAAAATCTATTCGGAGAAGTTAAACAAGCAAACAAAAAGACAAAATTCGGTAGAAAAAAAATTAGATATGAAGGAACTATATTTTGTCAAAATCTAATTGATATTCATGGATTTATATATCCAGATGGTAAGACTATAAGAAAGTTTACACCAAGAGAATGTGCTCGACTTCAAGGATTTCCAGATACATTTGTTATTCATTCCAAAGACAGACATACTTATAGACAAATGGGTAATACTATAACAGTAAATGTATTAGAACAAATATTTAAAAATCTACTCTCTTGATTGTTTAATTATTGCCTATTGCCCGTCACATGAGCAACGTCACTATCTGCTAATAACTCAAGAACTTCTGGATCTTTCATCAAATTAAATCGTGTTGCAAGTTGATACAATTCTTCTTGAGCAAAGGAAAGCTCTGCTTTGTTATTAGTCTTCATTGCATAACGAATTTTAGTTTTTAAATTTTCCAATTTACTTTTGTTATCTACATTGTTATACAAATTCTCTAATAATACTTGATCTTTATCTCTCATACTTTATACTTACAATAAAAAATACAAAAAATGGACAAAAAATCTAACACAAGACAAATAGCCGAGGAAAGACAAGACCTCCACAGAAAAGATAAACCCAATTCCGAAAATTCTCTAAAGGGAAAAAGATATTATAAAGATGACAAATACAGAGAACAGACAATAGGACTCTCTGGTGAAATCGGCCTTGGAAAAAGATATAATTTAAAACCAGATCTCAAATTCCGTCCCAAAGGAGACAATCATATAGATTTCAAAATCAAAATAGACGATAAGAAGATTGTTACCCTTGATGTTAAAACATATCAAAAAGCATTTAACCTCCTAGTAAAAGAATGGGAAATCAATAAATGTTCGGATATTCTCATTCTAGCAGAATTTCTCTCAGAGGATAATATAAACTTCCTTGGCTGGACAACAAAAAAGATAATGAAAGAACAACCCAAAAAAGTTTTCTCCTCTCTTAATATTAATAACTATTACCTACCAAAAGACAAACTATATCCAATGGAAAGACTAGATGAGGTTTTTACTAATTGTAAAATAGAACAAATCATTGAAGATTGATATCACTTCTTAAATTTCAATATCTTATCCAAATCAATATTCATCTTAATTGCATTCGCAATACTCAAATATATTATAAGTCCCCCAAATATAAACTTAATAACAGTATCTTCCAACACTTCCCCACTCTCATCCAATACCTCCTCAACCCTAAATGATGAGGTAATAAATCCTTGATTCTTTTTCCTTGTTGGCTTATCACTAGAACTCCCCTTCATGCGAGAGTTCCAATTTGTTTTCTTTGTCATATCAATACTTATTTTTCACCTAAGTATATATAGATATAAACTTTTAAGACATATATAAAACAGACCGCCCTGGAACCTTATATATAGCAGTCAAATGACTGAACTTCACAATACTATAAAAAGATAAAGTATTCCCATTCTCTAATTCTGTTCCATTAAAAAATAAACGAATTCGAGAAATATCATAAACAGAAGGAAGTTCTTTGTCTTGAATTTTTTGTTTAACTCCTTCAATATCATCAGAAGGCTCTACATCCACATCCCATTCCATAGAAGGATTTGAAATCTTTTGAACATATATCTGCATACCCATTACTTATACCTAAAAAGTAAGATTAATAGACTCTACCTTAAAATCATCATCAAAGAAAAATTCAATAGAATTAGGTCTTATCTGACCATAACTATCAGAAGTAATCCTTCCCCACTCAACACGCATATCCTTAGAATATACTATCTCAATTTCCCTCTTGTGCTCCGCAAAACTATCATCCATAATAGAATTAACTTCCCTCTCCTCATCACTCAAAGAATCTAAAAATTCATCTGTAACAGTAATATTAAAAGACTCAAATCCCAAAACTATAGCACTTGCTCCAGAAATCCCCCAACTCTTATACTCAAATTCTAATCTATACTTAACACGTATCTCTTTAGGATAATCAATATAAACACCCTTCTTTTGTTGCAAAACATCCAAATCCACCACACACTCAAATACCAAATCATTATTATCCTCATTGATAATATTACGAGTCTTTAAATACATATCCTCAAGGATAATCTGATCTTTGTTTTTCATAAAAACTATTTATACTATTTATAACATATATTAGTATTATTTATAAAGAAAGGGGGCATATAGGGCAGTATAGGAGAAATATAGGGGGTATAGGGGGCATCGCCCACACCCCCCTTTCCTTAAAATAAAAACATATGTGGTAAATTTTTACAGACGGGGTCCTAGAATACCGATGTCTGTTTTTTTACCGTATTTTAAAAAAACATCATAAAATTTTAACCAAGGTTTACCCGGACAGTGGGTTTCCGTAAGATACGAATACCATAAAAGTATCTTACGGATTCAGCCACCTGCTGGACCCAGCCGTTCGATACTTAATGTTTACTTAATGTTTAATTAATGTTTAATTAATGTTTACTTAATATTAATATTAATATAATACTAATGTTATACCCATACACTTTGTTATACCTATACACTTTGATAGACTACAGCAGTTGTTCAAAAAAAATCCCATCACCCTTTCGAGTGATGGGATTGTTGTAGGGGATTATTGGAGGATCAGCAAGCGACTAAAGTCATAGGATTTCGTGCAGTTTTGTTATGACCTCGCCCCACGATTCGGCAAGAAAACTTCCGTGTTTCGCGGCACACCTTTTAACAAAGTAGCTATACCCTGTTTTATGAGACAAGAAGTAATCTTGTTCTCGCTCGATGACAAAGAGAATGCTTTCCTCTCTACTTGCTTCCGGATCGATCACATACGATTCCCGATTGCGATGACCTCCGTTAATTGTGAATTTTTTATAGACTGTTGTTTTCATGGTCGTATTTTTTTTATCACCCTTTCACTACTCTAAATTCAAAGCCATACCCAAGCAGGTCATTTACCTTGAGGTAGGTATCAGCCTCCTCCTTGGAAGCAAACTCTATTGATAACCACTCCCACCATCCCCATGCTGGAATGTGTTTAGCAAACGCTTGTAACTTAAACTTCGGAGTCTTTGGTATTTTCATAAGACAAATAGTGTCTCATTTATTTCTGGTAAAAGCAAGAAAAAAAATCCCCACCCTAATTAAAGAGTGGGGATTGTCTTATGATATGAAATGTTATTTAGTGTGCATTGAGATAATCTTTTAGTATGAGTAGTAGGGATATGATTGAATAGACAGCAATCATACCAATGATAGGGAATGCTAAGTTATCTAGAGTATCGATTGCTTTGAGGATTTTAGTCTTCATATTCCTCCTCTTCATCTACCTCTGTTACCCATGCCTTCTTTGCTGCCCTCTTGACAGACGAGTGCCAAGGCTTTGGTCCGAAGGCATCTTCCCATGCCTCTGACTCTGTCGTGCCTCTGCCGAGAGTGCAGTGCTTTAGTATGTTTACTCCGCTCTGAGATTTGATTGCGAATTTCATAAGGCAATCAGTGTCTCATTTATTTCTGAAAATATCAAGAACAAAATGAAAAAAGATTCAGTCACCAACATCCGGCTCGAAGCCCCTGGGCAAGATTTCCGTAAGATACATTTTTAATATACTATGATGGTCGCACCCCGGACAGTGAGTTTCCGTAAGATACTAATAACAAAAAAGTATCTTACGGATTCAACCACCTGTTGAACCCAGCCGTTGGATACTTAATGTTTAATTAATGTTTAATTAATGTTTAATTAATGTTTAATTAATGTTTACTTAATGTTAATGTTAATGTTTATATTAAGATATAAAAAAATCCCACCACCCTTTCGAGTGATGGGATTTATTGAAGGTAACCTTTTAATCAATTAGATCACTTGCATAACCACAGAAGTATTCACCCTTGACTTGAGAGCGAAGATCGGAGAACGAATTAAAATCAAACTGATCCCTATGTTCACGAATATATTTGATCCGATCCTTTGTATTGAAGCAATTCACCCACACCTCTTGAGCTTGCTCATCTTGAAGTTCGTTGTAATCCTCGTCGTCGAGTAGAGGATAGTTCTCCAAAGACTTTTCAATCACTACAGCTTTCTTATAGGATTCCGTATCTTTCTTAACAGCAATAGCTTCCCACCACCCACACGCCCAATGTCCGAAGCGATGGACTTCCACCTCTTCACTTTCTCCCCCTAGCATTTTCAATGCCACTCTCCAGTTGGATTCCGTTAATGTTTGAGAGTCTCTTGTGCGCGTTAATAAACACACCCATTCTCCACTTGGAACCTCCCCCACATAGTTGGCAAAGGAATCAAATGCTGACGGACGTTCGATGACTTCAGATAGTAGTTTCATAAGGCAATCAGTGTCTCATTTTTTTCTGGTAAAAGCAAGGAAAAAATAAAAAAAAATCAATATGGTCGAAGCACCAAAATCCGGCTCCACGAACAGGTGGTTGATTTCCGTAAGATACTAATAACAAAAAAGTATCTTACGGAAAGTTTCTCCCGGATGTCCAGAAAAAAAGTAATTTATTTTTTTACAAAAAAAAATCCCACCACCCTTTCGAGTGATGGGATTCTCTCCTTATTTTTGCCTACTACGAAAACTATCCTATGCTGAAGATGTTGTCAGCATTGACCACGAAGCAAGGATCACGATCTTCCGAATACATTTTATCACGTTCGGAATTAGTTAGATAGGATGCAAACTCATCCTTCGCAACAGCCTTGTCGTCAACAAAATATTCCACTTTTGGACGCTGAATAGCTCCACCAGTCGGAAGGTAGAATCGGAAATATGATTTATCCTTGTGATCAATTTGATAGGGGAAGTTCACCCATTCACCCCACGGCAATTTTTGCACCTCACCACGTTCACCATTTGCAATCCCCTCTTTAACCACGGAAAGATTTGAAAAATCAATTCCAGCACGGAAAGCACCCTTTACTTCTTTGCGAAGCGAATGAGCTTTGAATGCCGCCGCAGGTTTTTTGACAGATTCAAAATGCACTGCAATGTGTCTGCCGCTTGTTCCTTGAACGATTGAGAGGATTTGATTTTTATTCATAAGGCATATAGTGTCTCATTTATTTCTGAAAATATCAAGAATAAAATGAAAAAATCTTTTTGTATCTTACGGAAAGTATAGCAGCTGGGATCTCGAGGGTTGGCCGAATTCGGTCCTGAACAGTGAGAATCCGTAAGATGCATTATATCTTTTTGTATCTTACGGATTCAACCACCCGTTGGATCTCGAAGGTTGCTTGACATATTTTTTAAACACACAATTCAATACACAAAAAAAAATCCCACCCTAGTTAAAGAGTGGGATTTGGGGAATTGTATTGTTAGTATCCGTTAATTCTTTTCTCTTCGATTACGTTTCCGTTAGAGTCTCTTGCAATTAGATTACAATACTCATCGAGATCGTTGAAGGCAGTTCCATAAACTCTTATAGAAAAGATGTTTTCAATGTTTTTGAATCCAAACAAAGTTGCGGCGTTGAGTGCATCATCACCAGTTAGAAGTTCGATCATGTTCATATTATTTTACTTTCCAATATCCTTGTGCAAGAGTTAAGTTGATGGGATCAATTGTATTATGAGTGTCATGGATAGTTCCGTCAACCACGGCACAAACGTGTCCGATGAGAGAAACAATATATGTTCCCTTCGATGGGATTGCAAGCATTCCGTTGTTCTTCTTTGCAATCCACTTCAGTCCTAAGATTTTCATTATCCCCTTTACAGAATCACTATAAATTCCATAAGCATTTGAGCTTTTGACTTTGGAGTGACTTTCAAAACAGCGAGCAGTTCTATTTACAAATTCATACATATTGCTGTATGAAGAACCAGTTGCAATAGACAAGGCACGGACTACACAATCTCCAACACCTCCACTGTATCCAGCCAAGAACCTTCCTCCATCATTGAATTGATATTTGAGTTTCATAAGGCACATAGTCTTTCATTTATTTCTAGTAAAAGCAAGAAAAATCTTTGGAAAAAATTCATAGAGTTCTCTCCATATTCCACCAAGATAAAATTTCCAATTTCTTGGTCGATGGATCATACATTGCAGATGAAGGTATATTCTAGTTTTCATAGAAGATGAAAATTCTCCAAACAAAAAAAAGTTCTAGGTAGGTGATGGCTGTATTCCGGTTGGGCCCCTGTCGGGAAAATCCGTAAGATACAAAAATATATTTTTATAATTTTAGACCCTTCTTGCCCCGGTACAGTAGAAATCCGTAAGATACGAATCCTATAAAAGTATCTTACGGAAAACGGCTTACCGGGTGTCGCTCGTCCCACCCCAGACAGTGGAAATCCGTAAGATACAAAAGCAAAAACATACGTATAAAATAATATTATACGTATAAAAAGTTTTAATACACACAAAAAAATCCCACCACTCTTTCAAGTGATGGGATTTGGGGATTTATATCTTGGGGAAGGGGAGTTAGATATAAGGGGGTTGGGGGAAAATTTTATCCAACATAAACTAAATGATCTGGAAAGTATTCTCTCATACTTTTAATAATATCTTGAGTGTGTCCACCGATGTGCCAGTCATAGTGTCCCATTGGTGTGCGACCAGTTTTCCAATCATAGATCGTTCCGACGTTTCCATTAGAATCTTCTACAATCCACTCACAAGTTACCTTTCCATCTCCACAGAAATTCGTCCTTGGTTCTCCGAGAACATCAACAAGTTCTTGGTGTGTGATAGAGATATATCCCTTGAGGGAAGTTCCGTTGACGACTGCTGAATCAGTTACAATTTTCATAAGGCAATTATTATGTCAGTTATTTCTAGTAAAGGCAAGAATTATTTTTGTTGTATTAGTTTTTTAGTTGTATATGCAAGAAGGTTGTTACAAAAATCGTTGTGATATAACACCATGTTATATTACAACACGATATCATGCCCATTGCTGTCCCATTGCATCAGCAATGCCTTGAAAAGTTTTACTACGAATAGTCGATCTTTCTGCTGACGACTTTGCATTAGCAAACGCCTCATAAAACCACAATGCTTGTCTCTTCTTCTTTCCAGTTTTCTTGTCTATCCATTCTTTAAACTCTCCCTTGCCCACCATCTTAGTTGGAGTCAATAGAGGTAATCCCTTTAACCATAGGCAAGTTGATTTAGAAAACTCATCGCCAAACATATAAGGCTGAATGATTTGATCAGGTTTCCTCCAAAGATTTGACATGATCCCAATAGGATTTTCTATTGCCACCTTTGGAATATGAGGTAGGTTGGTAAAGATATTAAAGAAATCAATACCTTGTTGTTGCCTTCCATCTGCCCTCTTCTTTGCAAAATGAGGAGCACCACTTACTGCTAGGTGAGTGCAAGGAGGAAAGGCAATCACCATATCCCAATCCTTCTGAAGGAGAGGTATAACATCTTCTTGTAGATGCCATTCTGGATGCCCACCACTAGAAGGAAGAACATCGCACGAAAATGCTTCATGTCCTCTTGCCCTCATTACTTTTGTTACTGCTTGGGATTCTTCGCAAGCTACTAGAATTTTCATATATTTTTTATTTGTAGAAGTCAATGTCAGAGGGAGTCTCTTTTGTTACTATTCGATAGTTAGAAATATCATCTGCATAATGTTCTGACAAGTCTTTTATTTCAGTCTTTGCATCTTTTTTAGAAGAGAAAAGGTCTACCTCATAAGGTCCACCATCATAGGATGATTTTACATCTCCCCATCCATTAGCTCCTACCATTTGAATTTTAAATTTCATTTGTAATAATTGTAATTGTTTGTTGTGTAGTTGTTTGTTACGTTTGATGGACGTTGTTCCTCATAAGGATTATATGAATAGGTAGGAGAACAATAACGAGGTTGTGATCTATAATAATCTTGGACGTTAGTTACTTGTCCACCATATCCTACTCCACTACTATATCCAGTTACACCATACGAAGATGGAGGAGGAGTATATGAATAGGTAGATGGAGTTGTGTATGATTTTGAGGCACATCCGATTAATGATAATGAACACAGAATTGTGGCGATTAGTTTCATAACAGAAATATCTTCTCAGAAATAACTGGGAAGATCAAGAAAAATCGCAAACAAAAATATGCCAAACCATAACACGGCCAGGGGGTTTTAATTCCGTAAGATGCAAATGATACAAACGTATCTTACGGAATGTTACTGTGCCTGAAAGCGAGCCATGCTCAGATAATCACTACTAAGTTTTCTAAAATCATCCCCATATTTGTCGATCATTGTATTAACCAATCTCTCCATGAGTTCGTTTAGTTTCTTAGCATTTACTGGAGTGAGCAATTCTTTTCCTTCATCATTAGTAGTAAAAAGAGAATTTATATGACTAAAATCATCAGATCGCATAAGAGCAATTAGT